AAACTGGAATAACACCAAAGTATTACCCTTTTGCGCCAATGCAAGATTTGTTACAAAGCGAACTCTGTCCTCATTAGTTACTATATAGTCGATCTCTTCCTGATAGGTTTTGCCTTCCATCATTGCACAGATATCGTTATGGTATCTCAACAACAAAACAGAGATATCTAGATCCGCCAAGGTTTGACTAGCCATCAGTTTTACGGTGGTAGTCACCGTAAATACGGGGCCGAATAAACCTTCTAGTACCAGTTTGTTTGTTTCTGTACCGTCTAGTGTACCAGTCGTCCCCCATCTATATTCAGCATTGATACACTTGTCCATCATCGTAGATAGAGACTTGGCCTTAAATAGATGCACCTCATCCCCAAACACAGAGTCAAACTGTGTGAACCACTCCGGAGGGAATCTGTAGATAGATTGCCATGTGGATACGATGATTCTTTTATCGGTTACCTTCTCCTTACCGGAGTAGATACGATGTACATTATTCTGTACATCATAACCATAGTCTTCAAAGTCTTTGTACATCTGTTCCACTAGACTTGTAGTCGGAACAATAATGAGTGTCTTACCTTCGGTTCGTTCCTGAACCCATCGCATCAGATTATAGATGATGAAAGACTTACCCGATCCTGTCGGGGATAACAGTAACGCCCTCTTCTCTTCTATACCGTGGACGATTGCGTCATACTGATATCCACGTGGTTCGAATGGCGCACCGTAGTCTTTGATCTCCTTCATCAAAGATGGGTGGTCAACCTTGTTCTTAATCTCCGGATGACCAAACTCATCACTGTCCATCAACTGTAACGGGTAGTACCTATCTGCACAGAATTTCTTCAGATGTTTGTACAGTCCAACAGGTAACGTCTTGGTCACCATGTTGAATAGTTTAATCTTCCCGTCCCACCGTCTTGCCTTAAACGCGGGCATGAACTTATGGCCAGGCACAAAGAACGAGAAGTAATCTCGCAACTCTTGCGCTTGATGTGCGTTACACTGCACCATTAATAGTGAGTGACTCTGCAATCCTATGGTGATGTTGTTATCCATTGAGGGACTTATTCAACTCCGTGTATCCGCCAATGTGGTTCCACTCTTCACCTTCTACTGTGAAGATCTGAGGAACAGTGCGAAATACTTGACCAGCCACTGACATCAACCGTTCCTGTTCGGTCAATGCGATTTGCGTTAGATCACGGTAATCATACTCCAGACCATTACGTTCCAGTAGATCCTTTGCTTGTCTGCAATATCCACAGACGGGTGTTCCTACTACTATATACTTCATCTTATGCTCCTGCCTCGAATTGTTTCCATCTGATCATATTTCCGATCGTTTGATGTCTCCAGTTAAGGTTATTTACTATTTCATTAAGTGTCTCAATTACAGTCTTTAGGTATGCGACCTTCTCTTCACTACGTTGAATCTCCGGATCGGAGTCGTAGTAATGTTCCATCTCACCTTTCAGTATCTTCAGACCGTTGAACGGGTCTGGTTCCCACCCTTTAGATTTGAGGGTGTTCTCGTCCATCTTACCATTGTAGTACAACCACTTATCCTTCAACAGAATCTTCTGTACGTGATCGGCACGTTTCAAGGACAACTTGGCTGTGGACAGGTATTGTAAATATTTTGCGTGTAACATCGGAGTGTTACGGGACGTTTCGTCCAGTTGATGTGTAGGGATCTGACAGTCTGTCTTCCACTCACTCAATATCAATTCTAAATCTAACTTCATAATTTATTCCTCATTCTTTATATAGTCTACCATATCTAACCAATAGTCTTGATCAAAACCCAATGTAAAACTCAGTGTCATTCTATAACAGTCAGTGTACGCACAGTGATATATGACTGGTCTTTCTTCTTCGTAACTTGCGAAGTATCCTACCTTACACGACCAACCCTTCTTGTCATGCATTGTATTTATCTTTCCGTTATCTACCCATTTGAACCAACCATCTCCGGTCTCACTCCACGTGAATATCACATTGAACGATGCCGCGTTTGCGTTATTGTGCCAGTCTATGAATCCTTGAGGTGGATACAACTGAGACAATGCAGAAGACTGTAACCCCAATTCTGTCTTGAGTCGATCGTTGACTTCCTCAAAGTCTTTCGTGTACAACGCCTTCGCTTCCGCATCCGGTTGATTATAGTGTTGAGGTTTTATTGGATGCGAGTACGCAGCTCCGGGCAGACCGTCATGATCTGACCCCTTCTTCATTAATTCGTTTAGGTATTCTTCGGATGTGAAGTGATTGCCCTCACCAATATGTTGGCTCATACAATCACTCGTCTTCGTGACATCATATTTCTCACGATACAAATAACGAAATCTTTCTAATATATCAAGAACACGTTGGTTCTTCACTTCAATAAACTTCATACTACCTCAGTTCAAATGACGAAAATCTAAACTCCACGTTGAATGTTAAGTACTGCACGGTCGATGTGTTTGCCTGTAACTGTATAGAACTAATGTTTGTTGGTATACAGTCTTTATATAGTATCTGCGTATTGGAGTTGTTATGACTCGTTAAGATACTTACTACGATATCCTGATACGGACTAAACTGAGCATCAGTGTTGGATGTCTGAGGCGAGTTGATCGTACTCTCTAACCAAGACTGCATCTCTTTGTATGATGTCATGCTCTCGTCCAGTATGATATCCAAGGCAAGACTACCGTAAGTGATCTTGTCACCCGCTAATGGAATAGACGTTATGCGTGGCGTACCAAGTTCTAACGGAGAAACCGTAGAGCCCGGATGCGTCACACCCTGTGCAAAGTACTCAAGGTTCGGGTAATTTTGCCTACTAATTATAACACGAAACCCAGTCGGTTGCAAGTAGTTTTTGTTTGCTGTTAGTTCTGCCATTGATGTTCTCCTATACCTTCTATTTATACGATAAATAACTCACATGAACAGAGATATTAAAAAATTCCACGAATGCGGTTATGTCATAGTTACCGACTTTCTCAGCGACTCGCAACATGAGGAGTTGGTGAAAGAATGTCATAATCTTGCCGACTTCGGTATGCATAATCCCGATAAGTTTTGGGTTTTAAATGCACCAAACAATCCATGTAAACTTGACGGTGTAATGGAGTTGTCCGGTAAGTTATTTAGACTTGGTAGAAATGAGACGTTGGTCAAGTATGCAAGGGAACTGATAGGGCCCGATATAGAGACCTATATCTCTAAGTTCTTTCCCATGATACCAAGGGAAGGGTTCTCTGTAGACTGGCATCAAGACAATCATTACATAAAGGCAGATCCAAATAAGATGATCAGTTGCGATGTGTTTGTTGAAGGTGCGTCCAAAGAGAACGGTTGTCTACGTATCATACCCAACTCTCAACATGAACTACTGCCCCACGAATTGACATCTCACGATGTATTCGATTGGATAGAAGATAGACATTGGGACAATATCATAGACATAGAACTAGACGAACCTTTTGCCATACTCTTCCACCCTCAGTTAATCCACAGTTGTTATCGTAACACTAGTGATCGATTTAGATACAGTGTTGCGTGGGAATATATCACCACCGATAACCACTCACCTATACACCGAGGGCATCATTCTCAAGATCGTTTAAATATCGCTTGACTTAATTTGCTACATACTGTATAATGTGTAACAGATGATGAGGAAAGTAAATGATTTTAGAACATAAAGATGCGTTATACGCAGCAAATGCTTTTGATGAGTTCTTTGGAAACATAGAACGCATCGATGAATACATGAGACAGATCAAGATGGAACGTATGGAATCCTTTCCGTACTCTCTGCCTGGCATGGGGCCAGAAGAAGATCTGTTCAGCAACTTCGATATCCATCCGTCTGAGATGGAGTTTGTAATACAAGAATCACCCGCACAACAGTTCATGTCCTACATGGAGATTGTCACGTCCGCACCCGTGGAAGCGTCAATTCCAGGCAAGGGACTGAAGTGGGTTATCAAAGAGAAGAATACTAACATGGTTGTTGGTATGATTCGTTTCGGTTCTCCTACTATTAATAGTAGACCACGGAACGAATGGTTAGGACGACCACTAGACAGTATGAATCCAGACGTAATGAAACGGTTCAATGACTCCGCAATCATGGGGTTCAACATTGTACCGACTCAACCGTTCGGTTACAACTATCTTGGTGGTAAGTTACTGGCCGCAATTTGTTGTTCCCACCACACACGTGAGGCATTGAACAAGAAGTACAATTCAAACTTCTGTATGTTCGAGACTACTTCGTTATACGGGTCAACAAAGTCTGCATCGCAGTATGATGGTATGAAACCATTTCTGCGGTTCAATGGTTTGACAGACTCAAACTTCTTACCACTAATCAATGACAACACTTACCGCAGACTTAGTGCATGGTTCGTTGAAAAGAATGGTGGTGAACCCTTGGTTCCTGTGGACGCCTCATCTCGTAAACTAAAAACACAGACCAAGATGGCATCTATTATCAAAGCCTCTCTCAAGGTACATGATGAGAATGCCTATAAGAAGTTCTGTCAAACTTATTCGGATGCAAAGGGACTGACGGAACGTAAACGTTCTTTCGTGTCTACCTACGGGTACGACAACGTCCCTGCGTATTTGAACCTAGAAACCGATACATTGATCAAGAAAGAGAATTTCGACAGATTCTCTCTAGAGGGTGTTACTGCATGGTGGAAGAAGAATGCCATCAAACGTTATGACAAACTCAAGAGCGAAGGTCGTTTGCGTAGACAAGTAGAGACTTGGAATGTAAATGCAGACGACATTGATATTATAAGATAAGAGTCTTATATATACTACTGTGTTCTATAATCCTCAATGAGTTTTATATTTCACTTAATTTAATCCAATAGGAAAATAACTATGTCAATCATAACACTAGCTGATTATGTCAGCACAAATACAGACCATATCGCGTTACCCGACTATACCGACCTTGGTGTAGAATCCGTAGAAAACATTGTACTATCTTTTGACCAGATTCATATCGATGATATCACTGGCAACGTAGGTAAGGTAGACACCCACACTGGCGCTGAGATCGAACAACTTAGGTTGTCTTTCGCTGACGGTGTCGATTCCCAAGAGTTTCCACCCGCAGTTTATTACCGTGGTGCGGCGTTTAGTAAACCATACGTCCTTGTATATGGTTACGGTAGATCCGAAGCGATTCGTGCTTTGGGACAAAAAGAGTGGATCTTTACTTTGTTCGCTGGTACACCAGAACAGATGGAAGATGTACAGGCACAAGAGAACGAGGGATATCCCAAGCGATTCAACAAAGAAGTCGATATGCGTAAACACCTGAGTCGCAAAGTTGCAAATGGTCGCATCAAGAATACAGAGAAGGCGATTACCAAAGAGTTCATTAGAATCTACGGTAAGACACGAGATAAGACTTGTCGTAACCGTGTAGTGAAAATGGTTATGGAAGCGGCAGATACGCCACAACCGTATATCCTATATACCTCTGTCCCTAAAGTACAGGATTGGGTATCTAACCACTCTTCGGTAGAACATGTTATCGGTGGTGAGTTCAGTGAGGAAACCAACTCATACGGTGTATGTATCGGTGAAGGTTATCAGTATCGTGTTATCATGCAGGCTGTTAATCGTTACATGGAGACAGGTAAGTTTACCAACCTTATTGGTCATGTAGGCGCACCGACTTCAAAGGCGACACTAGAGATCAAACGAAAGAGATTTGTTGATCAGTTAAATACACACAGACAGGCATTAGAGTATTGTGGGTTGACTACATTCCCCGTGAGACTTCTTGGTTTCTTACCACAAGAACAGGGTAAAGAAAGTTTGAAACAATTAGTAAAATATTCCTTGCCAAACAACTAGAGTTTGTGTTATAATATACCCATATTATGCGGAGTTAGTATAATGATTACGTTAGGTGTCCAACCTAAAGATGGGGGTTCAAGTCCTCTGCTCCGCTCCAAACATTTTTCCCCCCACTTCGGTGGGGTTTTTTTTGGGTGCCATCCTTGGCTATCTTACTCTATTCCCCTTCTGGTGCTGTTGCATCTGTGCCAGTCTTTTCCGCAACATCTTTAATCAAATTTGATGTCACATCTAACACACCGGCAGTTACACCAAAGACATCTGAACCAACACCTTTAATAACACCACCAGTACCATCGATAGTTGCATCGACAGTTGAACAAGCAGACAGAACTAATGCGAATGCAATTGCAATAAAACGCATAATACTCTCCTGTTTCTAGATTGCTGGATAACCAGATTCCGACTAACGCTTACCCGTATAGGGCATCCCCCGTTGTTACTTTGTCCAGTTCGTGAACATAGGTATTTATACGTATAGTAAAATCTTCTATCCAGTAATTCCGGCTGTGGTTTCCTATCCACTCATGTGCAGTACGTACCACTTGATACGCAGAACATCTTCCTTATATCTATTTATACGCATAAAAAAAGGGACTCCGAAGAGTCCCTCTAAAATGTGGTGAGTTAACCTCACTCTTATTTTTATACTTCTTATGTGAGGATGTTGTCCACACGGAAGATGCGGTAGTACTGGTTGCTTTTCGCAGCAGCAAGACCATTGCTAGTAGGTGTAGAACCAACATATGGGTTAGAAGCCATGCCGTAGCGAGTCTTGAAACCGATTTTTGGTTGGAACGTATCTTCACCAACAGCCTTAACCATCTGTAAAGGAACATATGGGCAGTAGAATACACCACTGTCGTATGCGTTTTGACCTTTATAGCCTACAGTACAGTAGTCAGTCTGGGCATATGGATCGATGTACACTTTGATGCGACCGTTAAGTACACCAGCGAAAGTGTTACCAGTGTCATCAACCTGAAGGTTGTTAGACATAGCAGGACTGTAGTCCAAAGTACCAGCAGCAGCAAGTGCAGTAGCAACATCTGAAGAACAGATAAGTACGTTACCTTTACCACGGCGAGTTTCTTTAGCAATCACGTTACATTCGCGATCGATCTGAACAGTCAGACCTTTGAACTTCTCAGCAGACCAACGACCGTCAGCATCTGAAGACAGATCGAAGACACCGCTCTTAGTAACGTTAGCTTGCAACGCACCAGTTTTAGCTTGACTGTTGATAGTACGAATTACTTCGCGGTTGATTTCAGCAAGGATCTCAGTTGACAAGATGTTCGCCAACTCAGTTTCTGCGTCTAGACCGTGGATTGCTTTAAGGTCTTGAGCAAGTTCCAAAGAGTACTCAGCTTTCAACGCACGAGATACAGCAGTAACACTTTGCTTCTCGATGGTGAAACCCATTTCTTTGAAAGTAGAACCACCGGAAGAACCAAGTGCTTCAGCAGAACCAGTAGGCATACCAGTTGCGCCAAGAGCAAGAAGACGGTTGTCGTCTAAAGAACCATCTGGAGTAGCAGAATCAGAGATTCCAGCGAAACCAGAAACGTTGTCACTGTCGTGAGTACCAGCAGAGTCGCCAGAGAACTGAGTCTCAGCTTCACCGAAGAGTGCTTCACGTGAACCAGTTGCACCAGAACCATATCGTGCCTTCATGGCAAAGATAAGACCAGTGGGGCCGTTCATAGGTTGTACACCACATACATCGTATGCGATAAGGTTAGGCATCGCACGGCGAACCAAAGAGATCAAGATAGGATCCCAAGTTCCGATTGAACCAGTGTTAGCACCAGCAGGTGCAGCTTCGGTCATGAATCCCATCTCAGCAGAACGTGACTCGGCCATTGCGCGTTCTTGGTTTTCCAAGATTGCAGCAGTTACCGCTTTACGGTGGTGATCAGTGATTGCGCCAGCAGAACCTTCGTTCAGTACTGGAGACCATTTTTCGATAAGAGTATCGTAAGATTGTTGCATTTTAATAATCCTTACTTAATAGTTTTTTTGATAGCGTTAACGTATGCGTCCATTGAACTTGAGATCTCTACGGTTTGATCCGCGTCTTCTACAATCTGTTCAACTTCTGCGTTATCAACAGGTTCTTTAGCGAAGTGTGACTCGATTACGATACCTACTTTAGACGCGAATGTTTCTTCGTCAAAGTCGATTCCTTCGATAAGTCCTTTTAACTTCTCTACTTGGGTGTCAGCAAGACCACGAGATGCTTCAGCGATGATTGCATCACGCTTCAATACTTCGAGTTCTTCGCTTAACTTAATTGCGTCACCAGTAGTTGAGTTAAGTTTTTCTTCCAACTCAGTTACTTGTTCTGCAAGTTCGTCAACTAGGTCAACTTTTGCTTCAGGGACATCGATGTAAGATTCTACGAATAGATCTTTCATTTTACCCATGAATGATTCAGCGATTTCAGTACGGAGACCGTTCTGTACCGCAACCTTGTTTTCTTCCATCCAAGATTCAACAACGTAATTCATGTAAGAATCTACTTTCTCAACAAGATCAGCTTTAACAGCAGATACTTCTTCAGACAGTTCTTCTTTGTACTGCTCTTCTAAACGATCAACTTCTTCGCTTAACTTAGAACGGACAGCAGCTTCAAAAATTACAGCAGTCTTCTCTTTAAACTCTTCTGAAAGAGTGGCTTCAGATTCTACCAACGCATCCAACTCTGAAGTTGTATCGATAGATTCTGCAACAGACTCTGCCACCTTACCTTTGCCGAACATAGTGTCGTATGCAGCTTGCAGTTCACCTTTCTTCATTTTAGAAGCGGTGACATACATTGCATTCAACAGACCGGCTTTGGTCTTAGGTGCGGGTGCCTGATTTGTTGCGCCAGCAGCTTTATCGACAGATGCGAGAGATTCTGGTTCCGTTACCGGAGTATCATCTTTGGCTTCTACGACTTCTGCTTGTGCTTCTTCGAGAGTTTCCTCCACAATGTCGTTAATTTCTTCATCGTGAAGTTCAACTTCGACTTTACTTTCTTCAGTCATAATTGACTCCTTACATATTAGATTTGATTAACGAGAGGAAATTCTTAAACTCCCGAATCTGCACTTCGGATTGAAATGCTTTCGGTGCGGTTTTAATTTCTGTCTCCATATCTTCAATAATCTGGGGTTCCAAAATGCCGTTATTCCAGACCCAATCCACACCTTCCATAATTCCATTGACAAAAGCGTCAGGTGCTGAGGGGTCTTGTACGATATCTACCGTACTAAGAATAAAGTCGTCTTTGACATACATTGCGCCATTTCTTTGTTCCAGACTTCCCATTCCACGAGTTGACACACCCAATTGTACACCACCATCAAGGAGACCTTTAACAATCTTACCCATTGGAGTATCCAATATTTGTGCCTTTCCTACCACATCATTACCTTCGAAACGAAGATCAGTGATGAGGTGAGAAACTTTATCCAAGTTAACCGTAGGGCCTTCAGGGTGATTCAATTCACCTACCGCACGTTTCTTGCTAACTTGGGTTTCAACGTATGCATTTACTGCCTTCTCCATAATTGGTTTAGGGTAAATACGTCCGTTTCTATTCTTTGATTCTGTTTGAATGAAGATTCCTTCAATGACGTAATTCTTCTCGCCATTTTCTTTCTTCTCTACGATACACTCAAGATCGTTTTCTTTAAATTCGCTAATTAACTTCATTAGAGTTTACCACCTAGTGCTTTGACAGTTGAGACTAAAGTCTTCATTGCTTCCGACTGCGTCTTGAATACATCTAACTTGTCACCGTCTATATACACGCAGTAACCTTTTGGTTCTTTTACAATAACTACCGGAACCTTTACAGACCCTTTAGTCTTCGCAGAGTACACGGTTTCACCCTTATACTTCTTTGCTTCGCGGATCTGTTTAAATGTTTTCACTATAAGTTTTTCCCTGTTTGTACATTTATTTATACAAAAAAAGTTTTTTAGATCGAATTATTATTAAGAAAGTTCGTCTTCTTCTTCTTCTTCGACTTCGTCTTCTTCCGACTCATCTTCATCTTCGAGGTCTAATTCTAACTCTTCTATCTCTTCTTCTTCTGGTGCATCATTAAAGATAGTATCGGCTACCGCAACCTTCTCGGCATCCATAGCATCTTGCATCTTACTACCCAACATATCGTTGAATAGATCTCCAGCATTATTAAAGTTAGATGCCTGAATCGCATCGACAAACTGATTTAGGTTCAGTTCCATTTGCGTAGGTTCTTGTACTTCAGTTGTTTCTGTATCACTCATGATTTTCTCCAATTAAAATTCGTCTTCATTTCCGGTCTCTGCATTAGATTCAATTGCGATCTGTTTCAAGATAGTCTCAACTTCATCTTCTTGCATTTGTAACACGTTCTTCCATACCCACTCTTTAGAGAAGTACTCACCAACATACTGAGATACTTGATCCATAGTCTGGAGACGTTCTCTAAGTACTTCTGCTTCCTTCAGTTCGGTGAAGTGGTTGTCACGTATATAGTCAACCGTGATATCATTCTTCCACTCTTCCCAATCCAACTCAGTGATAATACCTTTAAGTATTAACTGTTTACGAAGGATATTTAGGAACAACGTTGCGAAGCGTTTTCGCAGACGATCAATAAACTTCTGGAACTTAACTTCGTCTCTGTTGATCTCTGTTGAACGACCTAAAGAGAACTGAGCCTCTTGTTCTAAACGCGACAGAGGAACATTCAAAGATCTATATAGTCGTTTCTGAAAGTATACAATATCATCGATCTGTCCAAGATTCTCACCGCCAGGCAGTGTAGAGATCTCAGTACCACGACCACCTTCTTTACGTGGTAACCAGAAGTCTTCCAACATAGACATATGTTTACGGTCATCTTTCAATTGACCCGTGTTCGCATCGTATACCAACTTGTTACGGTAACGAGCCATGATGTCTTTCATGTGTTTCTCTGCCTTCTGTGGAGGCAAGTTACCCACATCTATGTAAAAGATTCTACGTTCAGGCGCACGTGCGAGACGGTAGATTACCAATGAATCTTCCATCATACGCAATTGGTTAATTGGTTTGATTGCCTTGTGTAGGAATGATACTACACGTTTTCTAGAAGGATCCAACAGACCAGACGTAACATAGGATACTGAATCCGGACTTAACTTAACACCAGACTGCGTACCAGATTTCTCTTGATAGATGTAAAACTCTTCGGTCTTCTCTACAATCTTTGCGTTAGTGGATGGGTCTTTCTTATACTTTACCTCACGAACCTTACGTACCTTTGCAGCATCGATGGGACGGATCTCTTGGATACCAGCCTTCATATTAGATTCGTTTACCACCAAGTGGTGATACAAACGACCATCTACATACCACGAACGGAACATGTCGTGACCTAACTCATTGAAGTTCAACATCGCGCAGATGCCGTCAAACTCTTCAATGATGTTCTTCTTAATCTTATCGGATGCTTTTACCTTATCGAGATCCAGACCAACCGGAGATTCCATTTCTGAACCAGAGATAGACTCGTTGATAATATCTTCGATAGCAGCATCGACTTCAGGATGTTGTGCAACACCCCTATACTTTTGAATTTGTTGTGTGTTGTCCTTAGAGTCCGCACCGTCCATATCAATATATGCACCGAAGTGTGAACCACTGGCAGTAACGTACCCAGCACCATCGGGATCAGCCGTTGGTACAATAGAAGGTAGTTTTTCTTTGTCCTTTTCTTTGGTCGCTCTCTTTATTTCAAAACCAAAGAGTTTTAGACCGTTATTGTCTTCTGCCATTTAAAACCTCAAAACTGAATAGTAAAATGGAAGAGGAGACAATTCCCCCCTTCCATTCATTACTTATACTAGAATTAACTAGTAGTATTTGATTCCCAATATTGGATAGCAAATTCTACAGTGAACTCTTCGATCGTATCATTAGTCTCGTAAGACAATGCGATCTCCGACACATTAGTCGGGAAACAACCACGGAAGTTGTATGTTTTCAATACATCTCCATTGCGGTCTAATTGATCAACTGACAGATCAGCTTCGTAATCTACAGGGTTAGACAAACCAGTATTTGCAGCATGTGCATTAATACCATTCATCCAACGCTCCATAGCGTCACGAACACTAAAGTCTGTGTCGTTGATTACAGTTACAGTCCAGTTAGCGAAAGTACGATCGCCCGCAATCTTCAATTGGCGTCCACGGAACGGAACAGTTACCAGTGCCATTTCTGACACAGGTAATGCCGCTGTCTTACACAGGAAGGATGCAAGTTCTACATCTCCACCAGCGTAAGCAGGGAAGTTCAATGTTGCCTTGAAGAGATTGGGTCGCGCACCGCCACCACGGAGTTTTGACTTAAAGTCATCTACACCTAATACAGCCATTTCTTATCTCCCCTTATACCGTGCCAACTACTTCGTCAAACTCAACACCAGTTCTAACTGCAACGAAATTCAACGTTACGAAGTTAATAGAACGAGCGGGTTTGATGAAGATTGAAGCGATAAATTCATTTCTATCAATGACAGCCGGTGTGTTGTTTGTTTCGTCACAAACGACACGGAAGTCAGTGATACCTCTTCGACCCTGTACTTCACGGAGTAAAGGTTCTACGATGTTTGTAAACTCTGCACGAGTAAACTCGTCATTGAATTCAAACATTACGTTCTTGGCAGCAAGAGCAATTTGACGTTCAAGAACAAGGAACAATCTACGAACGTTAATTCGATCGAATGCACTTGGACGTGATTCAAAGGTCTTGTCACCGAACAGGATAACACCAGCGCCTGGAATGTTGGCGATTGGGTTAACACCTGCTTTGTACAGAGTATCTCTCTGAGTCTTGTTAGGGTTAGATAGAATGTCTGTTACACCCAAGTAGTTACCACGTCTCTGTCCAGCAGGAGAGAACCACGGTGCAGCTACTGCGTCAGTACCAGCGAATAGACCGGCGGTACCAGCGTTAGCTGGGATTTGGATGTATTGATCGTTATACTTGTCATATACCTTGAACCAGTTGTTATCAACAACAAGGTAAGATGAACGAGTACAACCACTCGCAAACGAAGTTGTGCTAGTTACAGGAGTAGTACCTGTAATTGCAGCCTTATCGGGGGAAGTAGTTACAACACAATCTTTACGTCCTTTAGCGATTGCAACAAGATCATTTACAACGGTGTTACCGTCAGTCTTGTTAGCGTGAGCAGGAGCAATCAACATGTCCACTTGTACAGTCTCAACGTCTTCGAACAGATCAAAACCAGTAGAGTATTCACCAGTGCCGATAGCAGAACCATCTGTTCCTCGACCCAAAGTAACAAGACTCTTTGCGTTTGTCCAACCTGCCAGAGGTACAGCGTAATCCTGAGCAGAATCGACAGAAGCGGTTTCTCCGATCATATGTCCGAAGTTATCGTGTGCCGAACCAAATGCAGAATCGTCACCGAAGTAACTGTTCCAAATGTAGTTAGACTTATTGTTGATAACGTCTGAGATGTAGTTCGGGGTTCCATCTGGAGTCGAAGCACCTTTCAGCATAGATACGTGTGGGAATGTTTCTAGAACAGTTCCTTTAGTACCAGAGATTGCACCAGTACGATCGACAACAGCAACGTGCATTTCATCATTAGTTGATGATTCGTTGATGCTTGACAAGTACGGTGAAGTTCCCGCAGATTGGTCGAACGCGCCTGCGTAATCCCAAGCACCAAATGCAGAATCGCCAGCAGGACAGAAGGCAACCGCTAATGCGTTACCTAACTCGCCAGGGTACTTAGCGACAAAAGAACCAGTGTTCGATGTTCCGACTACGCCTAGGTTCAATGTGTCGAAATGATCACGGTTGCGGATCTGAAGAACCATACCGGAACTATCAACACCTTCGATACCTACTACATGAGAAGAACTTGCATTGAAGGCAGAGTCTGTTGCTTCACGTACAACGTAAAGTGAGTTTGAATATTTTAAGAACGATGCAGCAGATATAAAATCTACGGCATTACTTGTGTCGGGTGCAGCGAAGACGCTTACTAGACCAGATTCATCTGCTACTAGTGTGCGTTCTTGTACAGGCCCCCAACGAAATTTCCCTACAAAGGCGCCAGTCGATGACGTTACACTGGGTACTACACCAGTGAGATCAATCTCTTTGACTACAATTGCGGGAGAAGCTGATGTTGCCATAACTTTTTCCTTTTTTCGGTTTGCGAATTATAAGTTTGCATGATACGATTTTTTCTTCAATACCTTTATTTATACATTCCGGTATTTCACCAATCTTGCACACCTACTGTACCATGCGTCCTGTGCATCCAATCTTCCATATCCTCACCATCTAATCTCTGAGACTCTTCATGTTCGATATAATCTGTCCCGTCATCGATAAATCCGGCTGGGGGAACATCGTTTTCTATTTGTCTCATCTGTTCCTCAAACATCATCTCTTTTAGATTGATGTCTGTCATATCAGCAAAGAACTGTGTGGACACAAAGTACCCAAACATTACTAGATTCATCATCAAGTCATCATGGTTACCGTCACTCGCCTCGTATGATTGTCCTTTACCTACGAAGGTTGATATCTCCAAGATGGTATTCTCATCTACGATGTCTAGTTTCTTCTCTTCAAGAATATCCTTGATTGCGGTACAACCTAGACGTTTAGTCTTGCGGGTCATCTCAATACCAATAGAGTCCGACTTTACCGCAGATGATACAAACACATTCTCGTATTCTAGATCATAGTATAACCCGTTACATACGACCGTACCTTGATCATTCGACTCAATTACCACATAGGCTTCATTGTAGAGATTCGAATACTTATATATAATATTAGGAAAAAGCACAGGCGAAATAGAATTATTGCGATAGACGGCGACCTGTTTAAAAGGTTTCACGCTAATGTCGATAACGTTAAACGTAGAATAGTCCTGTCCTCTTCCCTTCGATACATCGACACATACAAGGTATTCATGTCCTTTTTGTGGCTTATCGTAAACTAGGAAGTCTCCCCCATTGAGATAGTCTATGGGGTTAGATGCACGTAGTGACAGAAGAGTCTCTGCGTTAATTAGGGTATCACCTGTTCCGAAGAAGGTGTTACCAAATTCTTGATCGAACTGAAGTTGTGACGTGTTCGCTACTGTCTGTCGTTTCCATTCTTCGTCCCTGCCTGGCACATCATGCCAGTTGACCTCAAATGGTTTAAAATCATTTACGCCTTGTTTCGCACCCGTCCAGATTTTTTCGAAGGGATTCCCAATACCGTTCGCAGTAGACGTGATAATGACTTTAGTATCCCGACCGGCTGATACCACAGGATATGTAGAAGTATAGAATTCATTTGCTCTTTCCACAAACGCAAACTCATCAAGAAACAAGAGGTTGACAGACATACCACGAATAGAACTGCCTGAAGTGGCAGCTGCAATAATTCTAGAGTTATTACTAAACTCAATACTACCTTTATTGAGTGCTTTACAACCTGGCTGTAAAAAGAACGGTAAGTTTTCCAATGCGAGCGTAACACGACCTAACATCTCCCTTGCAGTTGCGCCTTTGTTTGCTAGAACTGCAATTGTTTTTTCCGGATGAAATATCGCGTACCATAGAATGTAAACCACAGACGAAATACTTTTACCCGACTGACGGCAAGCAAGCACTACGCAGAAACGATTATCGTTAAAGTGGTTAAACATATTCTCTTGATATGGATACAAGTTAAAGTTAACTAGTCCATCATCAAGCGAGATAATTTTAACATAGGTGCGAGCAAAATACGCTGGGTCATTCATGCACCGTGCGTACTCTCTTACCGACTCCTCTGTCCACTCCTCTGCAACCCCATCCTTCTTTACATTAGGATTGCCTAGGTAGCTATTCTTCTCTGCTGGATTCACCATTTATCACCTTTGGTTCATTATGAAGTATTCTTTGCAGATCAGTTGTAGAACCTATGAACACATTGTTGTTGGTAGTACCACCTTCAATCTGTTTAGGTTCCTGTTTAATGTCCTTGTTCTTTTTGTTCAAGTCCATCAGTTTATCGTTTACGTCCGAAATGTTCTTTATCATTCCGGATAACACTTCAAATGCACGGGGGTGTTCTGACTCCCGTGCCACTTCAATCATGAGTTCTAACGACTCTCTACCCTTCTCGATTAACTCGTAGTAGGTATCACGTGAGTACTCATAATCTGTGTTAACATTCTTATCATCAGCCATTATTTCTCGATATCATACAGTAGTTCATTAAACCCGTAGTCACTGTCAGGCGACACATTAGTGGGACTTGGTGTTATATTTAGTCTTTCGACAAATAAGTCACTGTCGTTGAAACCCTCTTCTTTTAAGAAGAAGTTTGTGTCAACTTCACGGATGATAGATGATTCTTTCTCTGGGCCATAGAATGACATCTTCATTTCAAAGTCCAGAGTGTATATGATGGTACGTCTTTGACCTACCGATCCTTCGAAGTCATCTGAGAAAGTAATACCATTAAGTATAATTGGTACGTCCTCAACAATCTCTGTGTAATCAGTAAATGGTTTTATCGACAAAGTATATTGTGGGTTGAAATAAGGTATAACCTGTTCGACTATCTGTAACGCATCATCTTGAGATTTTGCATATACGTTCAACTGAAATCCCATTGTGTAGGGAACAGATGTATAGAATCTTTTCTTCTTACTAACGTCAGTACCGGATCTGGCAAACTTGTTTACCTTGGGTAACTGTCTCTCCGCATCATATGCCAAGTTAGTTATCTCGAACGACATACGTGGTAACTTGATGGCTACCCTACGTTCTGCGTCCTCACCCTGTTGCATTTCTTGCAGACGTTCTATAAAGGATCTCTTAGGTGCATACGATAGGGGAACCTTGACTTGAGAGATAGTCTCTCCGGCAGAGTTCTGTCGCAACACATGAAGATTATTAAATATAGAACCGAATACCGATACGGCAGTACGAACTCTCTTGTTATAAAACCAAGATCCAAACATTAGAATGCATCTCCAAATGGATTGGATTCTGAGAAGTCTAGGAAGTCTCCTTCAAAATCATCAAATATTTTATTCTGGGCTGACTGTTGAATTTGTTGTAGTTCTTCTACAAGTTTCGGAACCCACTCTGCTTCAGACGATACTCCGACTATTGGCGTAGTGTCAGTGAATGTACGATATTTTCCGTCTGTACTACCCACATGAGCAAGTTGTAATATACGATCACTATCGTTCCAAGAAGTAACTTCACCTTTGATCGTGTATTCAGTGTTGGTCTGTGTGACAGTTTCACCGACAACGAACCGACCACCGTCTGTAGGTGCATCTATAGTTATTGTTGGGACAGAAGTGTAATGTAAACCAGCGTTACCGATATCAACAGAACCGATACCACCGTTGGACAGTACCGCAGTCAATACAGCGTTAGTACCATCAGCACTATTAATCTTAGCAGTATTAACATCACTATCATACGCAGCAGTTGGGACTACCAAGTCTAAGTTACTGTCAAGTCGGTTATCCAGAATAGTTGCACGATTACCCGCTAAGGCACGGAACTCATCAATGTAACCATCAAAGATACTATATTCGATACCGTCCGCATTACGTGCAGCCAAACCACCGACTGCATATCCAGTACCATTGATAAGGTCATGCGATACAGGTGAAACAGAATCCAAAAGTTCTGAACCATTTAGGTACGCATATAATCGTTTAGGATCTCCACCGGCACTATCGTTATCAACACCAAATACAAAGTGGTTCCAACCAGATACAGAGACAGCTGCTGAGGTTAATTCTTTCTGTCCATGTCCATCATTATCATTATAAGAATAGACAAGATTACCCGACTGATTAACACCAAACACTTGTTGGTTCTTCAGACTATTGCCACCCGTGTACAACAATGCTTGTTGACCACTTGAGGGTAGATTTCTAACCTTAAAGAATAGTTCCACACTACCGACATCACTAGTCAATAGATACTGTCGTTCGTCACCGTGACCAAGGAATGCGTGGAAAGATGATGCGCCAAATACGGACTGATTTGAAATAACAGGGAAATTCAAGACAGGTGCGGATGTATAACCCGATCCAGATGAATTGACAGTCACTTCACTAATTCTACCTTGATCGTCCAGTACTGGTGTCAACGAAGGAAGATTCTGATCACTTGTATTCATTGTAAGTTTATACTGGAACGCACCTTCATACTCAACCGCATCAATAGATGCAATCTCAGTATCAAAGTCTTCATCACTGTATTCGAATAACTCACACTGCATACGGAATGTAGGTAGGTTACTCAACTGATAGAATGGCGTCTCAGTCTCTACCTTGAGAACCTCGAACATAGACTCTGACATAGGCAAGTAAATGACATCACCTTCACGAGGACGGAAACCGTTCTCAGCCAGATTGTCACCCACCATCTTCTTCCAACGTCTACGTGCGACAACAAAGGTTGCTTGGTCACGTAACTCAATACCGAACTTAGTGAACAAGTCACCCTCTCCATCAAAACCTTCTTGGTTTTCGATGTACATCTCGATCTTGTAGGCGTCAGAAAAACGTGAGGGGATGTCATCACCAAAGATCTTATCCTTGTTGACGATCTCACGTGGGAGATAGTATACGTCCTCACCATAGAACTTTAAAGACTCGATTACGATGTCTTCATACAGGTGTTGTTCTGAACGTACCTTTTTGCTTATATATGGATTTGTTGCCATGTTATCCTACGAAGAAGACAGGGCCCACATCTTCCTCTTCCCTAAACCTAACTTTAATTTGTTCGATCTCGTTATTAGCGTCCTCAAAGATAGAACGTCCGTTGATCTGAACACCGCCAGGCAAGGTCATACCATCAAACTTTAATAGGTTGGTTCCCCATTGCCTTTTAATGAGACTTGTGGTATACTCTTTAAGGAACTTATGGTTCCACAATGAATTGTATTCTGTTGTTGAATCCGGAGTTCTTATTCCGTACACTTCTGCAACAATGTTATCACCGACCGATAGTTTCTCGGTACTCACATAGAAGTACAGACGATTACCTTGTCTGTCGTGTGTCATCTCTGGAATACCCGTTAGTTTCATATCGAGTAATGATAGATGTTGTTGCATTTGTTCGTAGTATGCGATGTCACCGGCAAAGTTATTTAAGTCGGTCACATCATTCAACATCATTTGATATTTGATGTCAAAGAAATTTGTTGTTTGAGAAACAGTATTGATTGGGAATATACGAACAACGGTAGTAATACTATCGTCAGCCAGATCCACATAACCGTTGTCTATATCATCCTGTGTTAACGCGAATGACATGTAGTGTCTTCGAGATCCATCTGGATGATTCTCACGAAACCACTGCATGGCTTCATCGACACGATCTTCGATCTGTTCATCATCACAGTTTATTTCGATCACGGGTGAACCCAAACTACGCAAGCAGTAATCGATCATCTCTTGTCTAGAATTTGGACTTGCCATTAATTGATCCTTGTACCCGAAGAGTTATATACTTTGAGTTGATTAAAATCTATGATATCTACCGCACTACTAGAGTCTTCGGTCTTTATATAAATTATACCTTCGTTGGTATTTATCGCAATTTCACCTAGAACGAGATCACTGGTGCCAGGCGCAACGCCTTTGACCGTGCTCTTCTTATGTTTAATAGTTGTACTCAAGACCTATCTCCGAATAATTATAAGTTTAGACTCCCCGAAGGGAGTCGGTACACTTATTTATGAGTATGTTCCACCGTCAATTGTACTAATCGCAACAGATCCAGATGTCAACGTAAAGTTCGCAGTTGGGAACTTCGCAACACCAAGATTAGTAGCGGTTGCGGTTTCAGCTGTAACGGTCAACGAGTTTGATGCATCGGCATACGTAAGATCAATACCTTCACCCGCTAACAATAAGCTTGATACACGGTCATCGATAGTCTCTGACATACCAAGGATAGTTGCATCAATGGTTTTGTTAGCTACCCACTTATCGCCTGATGCTTCATATAAGAATGTTGGACGATCTCCACCAGTAAAAGTTGAAGAACCAACGATAAGACCAGCACCATCTGCTTCCGCAGCATTATCAGCACTGTCTCCAAGAATGAGAGTCAGATCATTGATAGTTACTTCGGTAGAGTGGATAGTGGTTGTAAGACCCTGTACAGTCAAGTTACCCCGAACGACAACGGTACCTGAGTCACCAACAGGATTAGGATCTAAGTAAAGTTCGGTTGCACCACCGTTAGTTGTACTAATGGTGTTGCCATCAATACGGATATTATCGACATCGATCTGGGTTAAACCAGCAAGTACTGTGGATGATGCACCAAGTGCAATACTAGTACTACCAACTGTGAGACTGTCGTTGTCCAGTTTAGCGTTAGTAACACCACCGTCTTTAATACGGAGTGTATCACTACTTGTCTCGATAGTACTGTTATCTACGTTTACATTTAGTGATACTGAACTACCAAGTGCTACTGAACCACCACCACCAAGTCCGTCACCCGCAGTAACGGTTAATGAACTATTTGCCAGTTTGTTGTTTGCGATAGAACCAGCAAGTTGTGTATTCGATACACCACCAGTCTTAATACTTACCGCACCACTTGAAACTGCGAAGTCTGCCGTAGCAAAACTTGCAACACCCTTATTGGTTACTGTCGCATCTTCGCCTGTAATAGTAAATTTCTTAGATGCATCATTGAAAGATATATCAATACCCTGAGACGAATCACCAACAAACGTTAGTGTGTCAGTAGCTAATGCGATTGTACCCGCTGAGTCTCCATCGGGGCCAGCATTATCTACGGCAACTGCCATAGTAGTTGTGATTGCACTAGTAGATGTATTAGTGATCTGACCTTGTTCGTTTACAGTGATAACAGGAATTGCAGTAGCGGAACCATAACTGCCGGCGGTGACAGCTGTGTTAGTGATGGCGAGACTAACTTGGTTATTCGTTACTGTAGAGGTTATACCTGTTCCACCGGCAAACGTTAATGTTTCGCCAGTAGAGAATAAATCTGAGTCTGTTCCATCACTGATAGTGAAGTCAGATACGACTGCGCCTACTTGATCATCTACGTATTTTTTAGTAGCAGCGTGTTGATCACCACTTGGATCGGTAACATTAATGATCTTAGATGAACTAACATCAACATGAGCTGTTCCGTTTGGTGCTAGAACAAGATTTCCGTTCGTATTTGTTGTGCTGATTGTATTGAGATTAAGATCGAGGTTATCTACTTTTAAGTTGTCAATCTTTTTGTTAGCATCAACAATCAGTGCTGAACCTGCGGTAAGTGTACCCGCAGCATGATCCAACATACTGGTGAAATAAACACCACCGATAACACCGATGTTGTCCGCTTCGCCAGGCGTTGTTTCTGCGCCCCAACCTATAAATAACTTTTGATGTCCAGTGGCATAACTATATGCCATTTCACCTGAACGTAATGTCGAGGGAGAACCAGTAGTCCCTGAACGTTTTATTAGAATTTTACTTGCCATTAATATTGGCCTCCATTAAGATTTTGATCTTCTAAGTCTGTGGTTGCTATAAAGCTGGAAGATGTTTCATCATAAATGAGGACACTACCTTGCACTGCACCGGACGTATCAACTCCCGCCAAGTTGTTGATATTGCCAGTAGCACTGTTAATTCTTCTCACGGGACGACCTACAACAACTTTCTTTACTCTAGTCGTTCCGTTCGTAGTAACTATAACCGCCATCTTTCCTTTTCCCCTATCGTGTAACTGATGGGTTAACTTTTATTTTTCCTTCGAGGACACGTTCAATAATAATATTATTGTCTGTATCAACATAAGAAACTTCTACATCATATACGTAACGACCAGTCGTAACCAGTTGATCAGTTTGTTCGTTCGTCAGAGACAGGATGGCGATACCATCCGTTGGTGGATTGCCTAGGGCCGTAGTAAATTCTACTGTACCCTCTGCGCCAGCATTGTAATTTCTTTTCATTTTAGACGTGACTGTATGTGCAGTCAAGTCTTTCTTAGTACCGTCAGTATCCTGAAGGTGCAATTCAATTGCAACATCTGATCCTTGGTCTATATTGAAATCTTCGTATTCAGCCATTAGTCCCGTCTTTAAATATGTTTTCTTGCTTTATTTATAACAATTGGAATCTTTATTCCGACATTATTTCATCTATTATTTCTTCACGGAATAGTTGTGCAACAGGTGAGGTATCGAAACAAAAAGAAACCGTTTGTCGCCAACAGTTAGTCTCAGCAGCATGATAGAAAATCTTATCTTCTTCTCTATAACTACCGAAGTATCCTGCTTTCAATTGCCAACCCGGCACGTCTTGCATGACCACGATTTCACCTTTCTCTATATCCCAATACTTGAAACAACCATCACCTGTCTCACTGTATGTGAAAATCATATTCCATGCAGCTGCATTCGCATTGTTATGCCAAGCGATAAATCCGTCTTTAGGATACGCGGCAGATAATGCATTGTTACGACAACCCATGAAATTAATCATCTTGGTATTCGTTTCGGTCAACAACTTCATGAACTCAGAACGGAATCTCGCTTCGTCCGAAGATTCCGCATGGTCGTTCTTAAAGAATTTATGCAGTTTAGTATTAACTCGAAACTCGTATCCGTACATTGCATCTGGAAAACCTTCGTGTCTTTCACCCTGTGCAATAATTTCCTTGAGGTATTCTTCACCAGTGAACCAATCTTTTTTGTCTGACGCGTCTGAACACGTCAAGTGCATATACTTTTCGAACCCATCAAGTGCGCCAGCCTTCCTATAGTCATCAAGAATTTCAATTAACTCTGGGTTGTTAATAGGGATGGTTTGCATCCTGTAGTCTACTTCACTCATAAAATATGTCCGTCCTTATCCAGACCACACGAGTAATGTCTCAATACAACTTCACCATCTGGTCTCGTTTGTTGCCAATTAAATGCGTTATAGTAATTCCAACGCAAATCATCTTTAAATATTCCTACCTTCAGATCCTTGTACTTCGGATCTTTCTCAGTTAACCACCAAAGAGAGAACTGATCCCAAGACTTGAGACTGTCTGCATATCCTTCTGGCCACCAAGAGTCATTCATCTGTCTACGAGTCAGATCCCACCAGTCATCCATGAACTCACGGACAATAGGTTTAGTCATATCATACAGACAGACACCCCCACAAAGAGTAAACTTCGCATTCCCTTCGGGAGTACTAAAGTCTCGTTCAGCATAAATGTAATCACGATCATCGGTCAATTCAGAGAACATGACATCGTAGTCACCTAACTCATCGTAGACCTTTGCGATGTCTTCGTGTTCACATTCCATATCAGCATCAATATACATTGTTATATCATAAGGAGATTTCGCCATGCCCCATAGTTTGGCACGGTAGTGGTTGTCACAATGTATGATTTTATCTGCTAAGCTTCTTGCTCGTCCATCGATCATCCACGGTTCGCATACCAATGTGATATTAGCATCTTCATGATAATCACGAATAGAATCGATTAAGTTAATCGCATAAACATAAAAGTTTGGTTTGTTCGATGCGACAATTACAATGCCTTTACTCTTTTCCATCGACCGCTGCCTCTTCCAGAGCTATCGTATCTTGGAGAATCATAATCGCGTACATGTCAACTTCGATTCTACTCTTTGCACGTCTAAGTTTCGCTTTCAATTTACGGTTCTTCGAAGATTTTACTTCTTCTACTTCAAACGCTTCCATCTTATAGTTGAAGAGATCTTCTAGTTTACGTGCCTTAGCGTGTTCAACGTCACGTTGTTGTTTCTCTTCTTTCTCTTGTTTCTTGCGAACATGACGATCGGTCGTGTTGTCATCAACTAATTTTTCAGTTAATACTTCAATGACTTCTTCGTAATCCTCATTGGGATTACCTTCCTTATCAAGTTTATTCAGACGCATGACCTGTCTAGTTACTCGACCAATATCGTCTTCTAATTCTAAAATACAGTTTAGTTCGTTCTTATCTTCAGTTTCCCAAAACGCATTGTCTAACCATTTTCTACTGCTCATCTCAATCTCCTCAGTTGTTTCGATGATATATCGTGCAATTATTTATGCAGTTCGTAAGTACAGTGTATAAGTCTCTACAGTGGATGTACTTTGTCCAATTGTTGTTCCTGAGTAATTTCCTACAAAAGTTCTACCATAATCACCTGTGTAATCTGCGGTATAGTTTCCAAGGTAAGGTACGACATAATCGCCCGCATAGTTCCCTGTGAACGGAGTTATAGACTCTCTAGTATATGAAGATGTACGGAGTCTATTAAAATTACTGTTTCTCAATCTAGTATATATGGCCACAAAACCACGAGTATATACCGATGATCTATTTCTGGTATATGCGGAAACTCTGGTACGAGAATAATGAGCAACATAGTCTGCGGTATAGTTTCCGGTGAAATCACCTGCGTATGTACCAACACTTACTCTCAAGAAGTTTCCGACATACTCTCTTGCATAGTTGCCAGTATAGTTACCCGCAAAACTTGAGTCACGAACACGTGTAAACCCGCCTGCGTAAGTTCCGGTCGCACCTACGAAGTTTGCGTAAGTACGGGATCTAGCATATGAAGAAGGTCTTGTTCTACTATATGCAGATACTCTTGTGACGGTGAAGGCTGTTGTGTAATGAGATGTGTAATTACCTGTGTATTCACCAACAAAGGTTCTAGTGAAATCACCTGTATAGTTACCACCAAACACTCTGGTGAAATTGCCTGTGTAGTTACCACCAAATAATCTAGTGAAGTTTCCTACATAGTTACCACCGAAGTTTCTACTATAGGCACCAGTGTATTCTCCAACAAAACCACGAGTATAGTTGCCAATGTAATCACCAGCAAAACTACGAGAATAACTAGATACTCTAGTCCTAACCGATGTTCTCGTATAGTTACTTCCGCGAACTCGCGAGTAAACACTAGTACGTGTACGAGTATAGGCTGACGGTCTATTTTCATTACGCAGTCTGGTTGAAGTACGAGCATAACTACTCGATCGGACTCTAGTAAATAAAGACGTGTAATTTTCGATTCTGTTTCGTGCATAACTACTGGATCTGGTTCGTGCGTAACTACTGGATCTAGGCGTTATACGAGTTCTGGCGTATGCTGATGAACGAGTAACTGAACTGACACGTGTAGATATTCTTGTGTAGTTACCGACATAATCACCAGTATAATCTCCCGCAAATGTTCTACCGTAGTTACCAATAAAGTCCCCGACAAATGCGCGAGAATAGTTACCAGTATAATCTCCCGCGAATGCACGAGCATAGTTACCAGTATAATCTCCACCGAAGACTCGACTATAGTTTCCTACAAAGGTTCTACCGTAATTACCAATAAACGTTCTCTGATAATTACCAGTGTAATTACCGGCATAATCACCAACGAAGCCACGGTTGTAGTTACCAACAAAACCACGCATATAGTTACCTACGTAGTTTCTGCTGTAGGTACCAGTATAATCACCAACAAAACCACGTACATAATTGCCAGTATAATTGAATACAGAATTTCGGGTTCTAGTATAAACCAGAGT